ATGAAACAAACAGTACAACTACTTTGTTCGGTGCATCTGTTTATAATGATGGGTCTTATTCAAATAAATTTTCAGATACAGATTCCATATTTTCATTTGGTAATGTTAATAGTGCTGATTACGAACAGATTAGGGGTTTTCTCGGTGGTAAAGGAAAGGATACTGCTACACAAATATCCAAAGACGGTAGTGTTGCTGTTTGTATAATATGCGTTGATGCTTTCAAAAAGGCTTTGAATGATGGCATTTCTAAAGCCGACCTTGCCATACAGCAAGGAAATGAAGATTTGAAAAAGAAACAGGAAGATGCATACACAAAATTACTTGGATTCAAGGTAAGTTTGAAAAATATCATTGATATGGCTCTTGCTCATCTTGATACATTTATGGAATGTGTCTATTCTTGTATGGATGAAATACGTAGAATTGAAAGGGACTTTTCAGATGAAAAAATCTCTTTGGATGAGTCTGATGTTCTTGGGAATGCTGACCCTGTTAAAAATAAATCAAGAGTTTTTCTTCCTCCGTTTTTTGCATTCAGGAAATTAAATCCGAAAAATGATGAGTATGAGGATGAATGGATTGGAAAGGACCCAAGATTCTCCAATCGTGACAGGTATGTAGAAATAAAATTGATTGACGGTCTTTTGAATGCTGCGCTTAAAGGTGCTGAAAAGGCTTCAGAGAGTGCAGCTATATTGCTCGGTAATCGTTCTACAACAGAGTTTGGTGACCAACTTAGTGAAAAAGAATGTCTTCCAACGTTTGTGAATGACATTGTTAATAGAGGAAACCCTTATGAAAATGTTTATGGAAATGCTGAAGTTAACAACATGGAGCCTCTTATCGCAATGTTCGCTTTCAGAAGTATGCTTGCGACGGTATACAGTTTGGATTACCCGAATATAGGAAATAGGTTTGACGCTTTTAATGATTCGTATAAGAAAGAATATTTCAAGGTTTTCGGGGAGAATGAGGCTGAGAGTTTTTCACGTACAGAAGCATTTAATACTTTTAGAAAGAATTTTGGCGGTGATGATGGCGCATTAGAAAAAATTACTTGGGATATTTTTGAAAAATATATCACAGGAAAACAAGATAATCTAATTATACAGAATGAAAAGGGTCATTTGTATTTCAGTGGTTTAGATACACCTCTATACAAAAAAACCAATGAGACCTTTGGTGATAACTATATACTTTCTTACGGAAATGAGAATGACAAAAAATTTGCCATTCCTATGAACTATACGTCTCCAACACAGGCGGTAAATATCGTAAAAAACATTATAAACTGGAATAGCGGAACAACGGAAACAAACGGTTTTGGTGTTTCAACAGACATAGCAATGCCACGTGTTGAAGTTATTGGAGGCGATAGTCAACTCGAAGGAGATAGGGAAATAATTGAAAGAAGATTTGAAGAACTTAAGAAGGGTAATATACAAAATGTAGGCATTTATTTTAAATCTTATGATACATGGAGGAAATATTTCTCCGGCGTTCCGTCAGTGGCTAATAGAGTACCATGGTTTCCGTCATTGGCTTTAAAAGACGACCTTACTGAATTGGCAAGTATCACAGATGATAAAAATAAAACAGAAGGAAACATTTACAACAACCCTAATGGTTCTGTGGCATTGAGACCGATGTCGGAAAGAACAAGTTTTTCTGATTTCTTTATTAACACAAAAGAAGGTAGTAACCAGGCTGGTTTAAAAGGTAAACAGTTTTCAAAAGATGGCTATGTCGAAGATACGGTTGTTAAAGAAATTTTTGAAGGGTCACCAGATAATGTAACGGTTTATGGTTTGGGGTGTGGCGAAGGCTCTTTATTCGGGAGCGAATTTTATGCAATTCAAAGTTACGCTGGTAATTGGTCATATGTAGCAGAAAAGTTCCCGGAATATAACTTTACACAGAATGATATTGTTACATTTAGGAGAGCGTTTTTGTTCCTGCACTCCTTACCAACTTCTGAGTACGGTGCTTTTGGAAATGCAGTGTCCACAATTATTAAAAGAACGTATGCTCCTTCAATAACTGATATACCGTTGGCAAGTGCACTTTTTATTGGTGCGTTGTATTTTAGGGAACGTGCGAATGGTGATGCAGATGTAAGCGATAAGTTTATTAATTATGCTGGCGGTGTTGATGAATATAAAACGGCAACGTCAAGGCAGTTAATTACTTATAAAGATAAACCAAGTTGGGTTGAAAGATGGTGGAAAAGGAATGTTTCAGGAGTAGATATGGTTATAAGAAGACCATTGAATCCAATAGGCTTAAAGGATTCTGGAGAATATCTTTACCTTATTTCAACTGAGTTGCAAGAAGAAATTGATAAACTTGAAAAAGAGAAAACAAGTCAGCAGAGGGACCAGAAACTAAGGAGTTATTTTGATGGTATTAGTGTTAAGGTTGATTATGAACCGTTTTATTGTGGTTTCTGGAATTTGAAAGAAATAACGAAAACGCAGTTTATAAAACTTTTTATTGACTGGGCCAGAGGTGATTTTGCAACAAATATAGATAAAAAACTTTCTATCAGAAAAAAAGATGGAACAATATTCACCCCTAAAGATATAGAAAATTTTAAAAATGTTATCACTGAAAAAGTCTTTAATAAGGATGGTGTTGCTGGCAAGAATAATCTTGGTATCACAAAAGGTACGTCATACAGTGATTATTTGAAGAAAACATTTAATGAAGACTTATTTGTTTATAATTCAAAACTTGGGGTGTCTGATATATGTAACTCTATTCAAACAATCTTTAGAAAGGGAACAGAACCAGTTAATGCAATAAACAAAATTCTCGTTAATGGTGCTACTGTAAAGGTTCCATTCCCAAGAGTTTTGATGACAAGAGACATGTTCAGTCCAGACTGGCCAGAAGAGAGATATGCTTTGAGGATTGATAAGGATATATTAAAAACTGGTTTTGAAAGCTTTAAGCAAAAACTTACTGGGATTATAGAAGAAAAAAAGAAAGAGGAAGAAAACGATACGTCCTCTGGCGACTCTACCCCGGCGAACGTTACTGATGAAGTTAAACTCTCCTTGTACGAGACGCTTAAAAATCTTCACGATAAGTGGTTAGTGGCAACCAATAGAAATAAGTATAAATTTTCGATGGATGAAAGGTTATACCCGGAAAAAAGGGATAAGAGCCATCGTCCGATGTCGGAAAACTTCTTCTACATAAATTCTTTTTATGAGGATGTGGGAGACGAAATTATGCTTAACATAGAGGAACTGCCAGGACAGTTGCATAAGGTTATTCATAGCGTGAATGATGCTTGCTCATTGTATTCGTTTATGTACGATATTTCGAACCAAGCGAGAACCCAGCTACTTGCATTGCCGGTGTTTAATAACATGGCAGACCCGGATTATGTAAGGGAAATGTTCACTCCGATTCCATACGACAATCTTGATTTCAGTGAGATATATAATGAGACACAATACGTTTTCATGTATCCTGAAGAAGCGTCGAAACATCTGGACTTGGAGGCCGGCTCACGTTATGAAAATGAAAAATACAAATATCAGGATGACTCGTTTATTCTTGTCGAAGAAGGTGGAGTTCCATCTCAATCTGGAAAACCGCCTAAGACTTTCTATGAGGATAAAGGAATGAAAGTCCCTGTTATTGGCGTTACATTTGCAAAACAGAACCAGAGTTTCTTCAAAAATGTAAATGTTTCGATGGATAACCCTAAGACTACTGAAGTGGCAATTAATAATACGTTCTTGATTGCTGAAAAGTATAACAAGGGAAATACACAGATAACTGCTCTTGGACAGGACTTGTTCCCTATCTATTCGAACTACTCATATGAATGTTCAGTTGAAATGATGGGGTGTGCATGCATTATGCCGCTTATGTACTTCCAATTGAATAATATTCCTATGTTCAAGGGAACGTACATAATCTATAATGTGTCACATTCGATTACGCCAGGAAACATGACCACGAGTTTTACTGGACAGAGGTTGAGTCGTTTCAGGAAGAAGAGGAATGAAAAAGCACTTGCCGCAACGCCAAATGATGAGGCATTCAGAAATGGTTCAGGAACTTATAATGAAGCACTTGGGTGTTATACCGAATGTATTACTGCGTCAAGACATAAACTTGAGCATGAATCTGATTATGCAGAGATGTCAAGAATATGCGGTGTTGATAAGGATATATTACGTGCCGTTGAATATGCTGAAAATTATTATAATGGCGGATTCTTTAAGGATGGCAAGACGAAGATGTATTATGACCCTTGGATGGCAAAAGTATATGGCGGTGTGACAGAAGAAAGTCTTATTGTCAGCACTCAGTTTACAAAGGAATACATTGTTAAAGAGACATATGAAGAAAATTTGGCACGTATAACAGAGGCAATAAAGTCTGTTGGTGGCAATACAGAAAAGACAAGTAAAATTAGTGCTTGTACAATAAATGGTACATTTGGAATTCCTGGACAGGCTTATAGTCTGTGCGGTGCTGGGTCGTTGTCTGAATTTTACACGAACTTGAACAACGGATTCGGTACGCATGGAAAATATTTTGCAACGTTGTTGAATAACAAGCCAGAGTTGAAAACGGCGTTACAAAACAAGGATTGGAATACGTTTGCTAAACTTTACAAGGGGGCGAATGGATTGACTGAATCAGGCGTATATATGCCAGATGATAGTGCAAATTTTGCAAACTATTCAAGTTTATTAAAGACGGGATATGATGATGCATCATCCGCTAAGCCGGAATGTGTTGCTAAGGCTGAGACAGAAAACAAAGATTACGTTTATGCTTCCGGTCAGGAAATGCATTTGGTCGGTTCAGAGTTTAATCCGCATGCAGAGGAGTCAAAAGCGTATGCACAGGCTCACCCTCTCGATGTCAGAGCAGCAGTTGCCGCTCTTAACAACAACGTGCATTATGTATACATGAGCGGTACTAAATGCAAAACGTTAAATACTACAGGAAAAAAGAAAAATGGAGAAGGCGATTATTATAAAAATAATGGTAAACTTCTTATAGACACTCCGGAACATAAGGCACAACCTGGTAAAAAACCTGTTGGCTGGTCTTTAAGTCTTTGTGCAACATATGTCAAGTGTGCTCTTGATGCTGGTGGCTATCCTTATTTTTCTTGTGATGGAGGATTTTGCGGTCCGATTCTTGAAGAACGGGGCTTTGAAGAGATATACAGGTCCGGACCAGGGGGGGAAACACCTGACACACCAGGATTTAACAATAAATGGCAAACTGGTGATATAATGACTATAGAGCAATTTGTGAAGCCAAATGGTGAAACACAGTACTATGGACACATTATGATGTGGAACGGTACAAACTGGGTTTCTGATTTTTGGCAGGAAACATGCAAAACATATGGTTCTTGGAAAAAACCATGGGACGAAGGAAAATACCATGTTTGGAGATATAGAAACATAATAAATAAATAAAAAATACCATGTGTTGTCAAAATGGAATACCAGGCGGTTCAATATCGTCACCTGATTCCGCCGGAGAACTTATTTCAGGCGGACAGTATCCTTCCATGGGGTCAAATATGAGTACGCTTGACAGGGCGAAAGTGATTATTCAGTTTTGCAAAGATAATGGTCTTCCTGTTGAGTTTGGAATAGGTTTGGCCGGTGTGTGGGCTGCAGAGTCTAATATCAAAACAGACATTTATAATAAAGCAGAACACAATAACGGGTTCGCCTATAAAAACAAACACGCCCCAAATGCAGAAAAGGTTTCTTATGGCGGCCAAACATATTATAAAGACCAGGCTAATATGATGAAGTTTGGTTATGGAAAGGGTCTTGCACAATGGTCTTGGTTCAGGAATTTTGAATTTAGGGATTGGTATAATTCAGGTGCTGATGGGTATAAGACACCAGGTCTTAGCACAATGGATACTAATGCTGCAAATATAACAGCAACGACAGTAGAGACCCAGACTGCTTTTGCCTGGAAAGAGATGCAGGAACGTACTGGCCAATTTATGTCAGTTGTGAACTCTTTAAAAGAAGGACATGTAAGTTATACCGAAAACGAAGAAAAATTCAAAGCCAACATTACAACTGCTGTAGATGCTGTCCTTCGTGGTTTTGAAAATGGTTCTACAAAAAATATGGCGAGTACTAAACAGATAGATAAATACACATGGGACGGAGGATACAGTGGTGCTATGAAGAAACGTGTTGGAAGGGCAATAGGTTTTTATGAAGAGTTGAAAAAGGCTGGAGACCCGATTTTGTCTTGATAATTTTTGTATATTTGCAAAAACTTATCACAAAATTTATGCGGTACATTGGAAGAATTATTACCACAGCAAAGATTGACGACGTACCAGAATTGGTTGAGGTGACGAATGACAGTTCTTCTATTTCTGGAGATGATGTTAAGATACCTACGTTGATTATTGGGCACAAGAATGCTGTAAAACTTTGCGGAAAGATTAAAATCACTGAAAAGAAAGTCAGGAATAACCTTTATTGGACGTTTTCAAAGCGAGAGCGTAGAAGCGATTATATTTCTGATTTAACAGATTTCTATGAAGAAGTTTCCAGGTTTGTCATGTCTTGCTGTAAGTATGAGTATATCGACCCTATCACATGGAGCGAAGAGACAAAGGATAACTTCGTCAAAATGATGTCAGGAGAGCGAAGAAAAATTGTGTATTCGACAGACACAATGTATTACATATATTCCCCCAATGTCGGAAAGACGTATGGTATGTCTAAAGCCGTGATGAAGTATCTTGGTTTTCCTGACAATTATTTTGAAGCACATTCAGGTGAAAAGTTTCCATCCACAACAATAGTCAGTGAAAACGATTTCTTGGAAATAAGAATGGCAAAAAATAAGTTTATACAGCCTCTTTTATACTATCTCGTTACTTTTTAGTTGTGGTTGATATTTATAGTAAAATAATTAGCAATGAGAATGGTATCAAATAAGCACGTAACCAGTTCGAGCATGAAGCGTTTCAAAAGGGTTCATGTTCTACATAAGGCTTATGTTGTAAAACCAGCCTCAATGACTGAAAAGGAAACAGAAAATAAGCAAGTTGCCGCAGTTGAACCACCTGTCAATGAAGAGCTTGTTGTTCCTAAAGTTGTTGATGCTGAAATGCCTAAGGAAGAAACAAATGAAGAGGCTCTTGCGGCTCCAAAGCCAAAGACCAGGAGAAAAAAGAAAGTGGTTGAAACCGAAGAAAATAACGAAGAAAAACCCGAAGACAATGGCTAATCTTACAAAGGAAGAACTTGCACAGATGGATGAACTTCTCAAGAAGATGGGTGCAAGCGAAAACACAAAGAAAGTTATTAAAAATGACAGGGGACTTATTGAACGCACAAAGAGTTCAAAAGTAATCCTTACGGAAGATAATAGACAAATCCTTAACGACTAATATGAAAAGGGGAGAAATTTTGTCAGAAGATATTAAGAGATATCAGCAGATTCTCGAATATGTAAACCTTTCTGGACATCTTGAAGAGGAAGGCGAAGACCCTAACGCAGACCCTAATGCTGGTGCTGACCCGGCTGCTATGGGTGGTGCACCAGGTGGAGACCCCAGCGCTATGGGTGGAGGCCCTAACGCAATGGGTGGAGACCCGAATGCGATGGGCGGTGACCCGAACGCACAAGGTGGCGACCCCAATGCTATGGGTGGAGACCCTAACGCACAGGGCGGTGGTGTCGAAGGTTTTGACCCTCAGGTAGACCCTAATGCTGCCGGTGGAGACCCCAGCGCTATGGGTGGAGACCCTAACGCAATGGGTGGAGACCCAAATGCGATGGGTGGAGAACAACCAGGACCGGACGATAATGTAATCGAGATTGATGACCTCACCAATGCACAGGATGAGACAAATCAGGCTGTTATGGATTTGAATGATAAGTTCGAGAAACTTCTTGGCGTGGTTGACAAGTTTGAAAAGTTCATCGACAAGAACGACAGTGAAATCGCTTCTCTTAAGCAGGAACTTGAAAAACGTAACCCTACTCCTATCGAGAAACTTGATTTACGTACCGTCAATGATTCATATCCTTTCAATGTAAAGCCTAATGATTATTGGAAGGAGAAGGAAGAAACTTCAAATTACCGTGTAGGTGGCGACAATATGGAAGTTGCTGACCAGTATGACCTTCATCAGTCTGATATTGACGATGTTAGTAGTTGGAAGGACATTGCTGACTCGCTTGATGATTCAGACCTTACAGATTTGACTAAGATTTTTAACCTTTAATATGCCTCCTGGGGCTAAAAAACAGCCCCAGGAAGTTATATTTTTCACAAAAATTTTTGTATATTTGCATTGTACGGAACCTATTGTGGTTCATTTATTTGGCTAAATAATTTTACAAAATAATACAACATGGAAAAAACTTATTCTTACATCGATTATGATGTGGCCGATGATGCTGTTGAGGCTGAAAAAAATATCAACACGAAGACAGAAAACTATAATCAGGTGGCGTTTGACACTAAAAATTATCTGAACGTCAGACTTGCTGATGGAGAAGATTCAAAGACTATCACCGTAAGACTTCTCCCGTTCCCGGATACAAGGACTCCATTCCTTCATATACACATGCATACAATCCGTGTTCCAAAAGAAATTGCAGACAGCGGATGGAAATCTTATGTGTGCCTCGAAAAGACTGAAGGTCTTGATGTGGATACTCTCGGAACAAAATGCCCGTTCTGCGAAAAGGCAAGAGAGTTATACAAGGAAGCGAAGAATGAACCTGACCCTCAGAAGAAAGAGAATCTCCGCCAAAAAGGAAAGGAGAATCTTGCAAATGAGTTCGTTGTAATGCGTTGTATCGAGCGTGGTAAAGAAGACGAAGGTGTAAAGTTCTGGAAGACGAAGGTTCACCAGGCTAAGGATGACCCTTACAACCTCATCTGTACTCTTGCTGAGACAAGAAAGGCTGAGTGGTTCGCCGATAAGGACAATGAGGGAAAGGACTCCAGGGAATCCAACATTCTTTCCATCAATGAATATGGATATGACCTTATCATCACCATTAAGAAGAAAAGGGAGATTGGAAAGAATGGAAAGACCGTGGAGAAGACTTCATATCAGGTTACTGATGCGAAGAAGCCTTGTGCTCTTTCTACTGACTATGAGCAAGCGAAGAAGTGGGTTATGGACCCCAAGAAGTGGTTCGAGGTGTTTGTGCCTAAGCCCTATGACTACCTTTCTATCGTAAGGGACGGAAAATACCCTTGGTTCGACCGTGACCAGAGGAAGTGGGTTCCGAAAGAGCAGATGGAAGAGAAGAAGAATGAGGAAATCAAGAAGGCTGAGGAAGAAATCAAGAAGGCTGAGGAGATTTCTACACAGGCACTCGCATCGAAGGCAGCAGAACCAAAAGTTGCTGAGCCGGTAGTTCAGAACACTCCAGAAGATGACCTGCCGTTCTAATGAAATAATCCCTGGAATGTGAAAGTTCCGGGGATTTTTTTGTATATTTGCAAGAGAATAATTTGTTAAAAGTTAATTTTTATGGGAAAACAGCCATTGAAAAAGAAAGAGATAAAAGCATTTGACTTAAAAGGTTTCAAGAGCAAGATTACGTCAGCACCAGTAGCGGACAAGCCTATGGAGTGGATTATCATGCCGAAGGCTTTTCAGGATGCACTACACATTCCTGGTATTCCGGCCGGTTATATGAGCGGTGTCCGTGGGTGGTCAGATACAGGCAAGTCTACAATAAAGAACTGCCTTATCGCTGCAGCACAGAAACAGGGAATTCTTCCAATCATTTTCGAGACCGAGGGTAATTTTGATTTCAAGTACGCAATTGACTGTGGAATGGACGCTACCCCGGTCATGGGAATAGATGAGGAAACCGGTGAGGAGATAGTGACTGATTACGACGGTAATTTCATCCTGTTCAATAACGCAACGATTTGTGATTACTGTGGGGATATGGATTATTCAACAGGTACGAAGAAGTCTACTAAGAGAACCGTAGCCGTAATCGAGGATATCGCTTATATCATCAACGACCTTCTTGACAAACAGGAGAGTGGAGAACTTCCTATGCCACTTCTCTTCGTCTGGGACTCCGTTGGAAGTATCGGTTCCTGGAAATCATACACCAGTAAGGCTGGAAATAACATGTTTGATGCAGGAGCCCTCAGTGTAGCATTTAACAACATCATCAACGCTCGTATTCCTGGCTCAAGGTCACAGACATCGGAGTACACAAATACGTTCTTCGTCGTCAACAAGATTTGGCTTGATTCGATGAACTCCGTCGGCGGTGCAGCATCCATTGAAAACAAGGGTGGAAAGTCATTTTTCTATGCCATGAGACTACTTATACATGTAGGTGGTGTTGCGAAGGCCGGAACGAAGAGGCTGAAGGCTACGTATAAGGGTGACGATTACCAGTACGGTGTTGTCAGCAAGATAGCAATCGCCAAGAACCAACTTCCCACGCCTTTCAACGTGACTTATTCAGGAACTATATGCTGTGTACATAACGGTCTTTGTAGTGAAGACGAATTGAACGACTACAAGAAGGAGCAGATACCTGAAATCATGGAAAGAATGGCAGCCGCTCTCGGAAAGGAAAGTCTTGCGAAAGCCGACACGAATGATGTTAAATTTGAAGAAGAAGATGAAATCGACTGATGCAATAAAAATAAATGAAAGCGACATCCAGGGAATTATCCGTGAAATAGTTTCAAGCATTTCCCAGAAATTGATAAAGGAAGATGTTGAGACACTGTGTGAAAGCAGTTGGTCAAGGATTATTCATTGGATGGAAACCCACGATATATCCACAATCACGGCGTTTCGTGAAGAATTGAAGAACGTCACGGAAAATACGTTTATTCCAGACGGGTGTAGTGCAGGATATCAATTCTCATTAAAGGAAAATCGTGAAAGGAACAGACAGATGAAGGCTACCCTCCTTTCAAAGGGATATGGCGTTACCTCCATTTTCGGTTCTTGGATTGAAGGAATTGCCGGTGCTGATGCGAAAGAAGTTGCAGAAGAGAGCTTTTTCGTGGTAAACCTGAAAGATGACCCGAATTTCTTTGACGAGTTGTTCAAGTTGTCAGAGTATTTTAACCAGGATTCTTTCTTGTACAAGGAGAAAGGAAGTGACACCGCTGTTTTGGTTGGAACGAACACCTCTGACTTCCCAGGATATGGGAACAAGGTTGTAGCCGGTGAACTTACATCGTTACCGAGCAAATTCATGTCACGAATTAAGAAAGCGGCTTTTGCGTTTGTTGATAAGCAGAACTGGGTAATAAAGGACAAGAAAGATGACCTTACCGATGACGAACTCAGTGATTATACACAAAGTTATTCGTGGATGGATGACGAAAAACCGACATTCCAGAGAAGAAAGTCAGAAAGAAGCATGCCAGAAGTGAAACTTGCAGAAGAATGGCTGAGGTTGAAAAAGAACAAAGGAATAGTCCTTGAAACCATTGAGAGTTATTCTCCGAAACAAAGAGATGTTATTGGTAAAATAGCCAGCAAGATAGTATAAAATAATCCCCGAGGTTGACTCCCCGGGGATTTTCATTATTACAACTATTTGTTATCCAAAGTATTTCGCAAATGTTCCAGCACTGACCCTGATGATTTCTTCGGGATTGTTACTCAAAATTTCTTCTCTTGGAATGAATGCCTTTCTCCTTGTTTTTGGGTCAAAAGCGATAACGCCTCCATCTTTCTCTGCAGAGACATAAAGCATCTTTGCGGCAGGGTCAATTCCGAAGTTTGACTCTTTTATAACTTTTTTTACCGTTTTACTTACCACTTCTTCAAGGTACTCGTCGTCAAGTTCCTTTGCATGTGCGTGGTGTGCCTTGAATTTGTCGAACATATCCTCAACTCTTGACCTTTCGTCATCAGGAAGGTCTCCGATTGTCATAGGTTCGTCACCTTCTACGTAATTGTCGTTGTAAAGTCTTGCTGTGTTGACATCATCAAGGTCGTTTGTGAGATATGCTGAATTGTCTCCGTTGGCGTACATCATTCTTCTTGCACCACGGTCTCCGATTACCATGAAATCCGGGTCATCCATCTCACTGTTCATCGCATCTGCAGCATAATCACCGAATTTTTTAATTTGTGCGTCCCTTTTTGCTCGTAATGCCGGGTCTGGGCTGTTCTTTCCTCTGCCAGGATGCTTCTTTTTGTCATCTGCGGCAGCGTGAGCGGCGTGAATTGCGAACCCAGGGGTCAATTCATCCATGTTCTCGTTTAAAAAGTTAATAACCGATTCCCTTATGAGGCTTTTTAATTCACTTTCATTAAGTCTTATCTGTTTCTTAGCCATAATCTGTACATTTTTAATATAAATAGTTTGATTTTTTTGTATATTTGCATAAAACATAGGAATTTTTATGGGACAGCCGGTAAGAAGGGCAATAAAAGAAGCACATGGAGAAGAAATTGGTAGAAAACCTATCTACACGTTACTGGTGGATGGTAATTCCCTGCTTAAGGTCTCGATGCGTGATGAAATGGTAAATGACCGTGGGGAACATGTAGGTGGAATTTTCCAATTCTTGCTCCAGTTAAAGAAACTGATGACCACAAGGGATTGGGATTACGTCTATTGTTTCTTCGACGACAAGTTCTCTGGTATCCTAAGGTACAACATTTACCACCAGTATAAGGCAAACCGTGACAAACATTACGAGGATTACGGTAAGGATGAAGGTCTTTCTGATTATATGAAAGAGGTGAACGCTACCGTTGATTCGTGGACAAAGTATTTCAAGAAGAAGAAATATGAGAAGGACATAAGCGAAGGTAAGAAAGTTTCTCAGGAAGAGCAGGACGATGCGAACTTCCAGCGTGAACGTGCCCTCATTTTCAGGTATCTTGAGGAACTTTTCATCAGGTGGGAGATGGATGAGAACGGAACTGAAGCCGACGACCTTATCGCATACTATATAAAGAATAAGAAGCCGGAAGAGAAGTGTGTCATTGTCTCAGCAGACATGGACCTGACACAGTTGCTGTCGGATGACGTGTATATTTACAACCCGCACCTTCATAAGAACATCACAAACCGCAACTTTAAGAAGGAATTCGGCTATCCACACGAAAATGTTGTGACGAAAAAGATACTTTGTGGTGATTCATCCGATAATATCAGTAATATATCCCTCTTGAGCGAGAAAAAGTTGTTTGAGACCGTCCCTGAGATGCTTGAAAGGGCTGTTACCGTTGAGGAAGTCATCGAAAGAGCCAGGGAACTCATCAAGGAACGCATAGATTCGAAGAAAAAACCGTTGAAAGTGTATGAAAACATTGTAAACGGTGTCCCGAACAAGGAGTATGATGGTGATTTTTATGAAATTAACAGAAAATTGGTTGATTTGTCTGAGCCGATGCTAACTGATGAGGCCAAGGAAGACATAGATGCAATGATGCATGCCCCTATTGACCCGGAAGGACGCTCTTTCTCAAATATATACAGATATATACAGGAAGACGGAATATCCGAGTTGTACGATGAGAGCAAGTTCTCGACATTCTTCTCCAGTTTTAAACCTTTCATCAAGCGGGAGACAGAAAGATTCAACAAACCCGTTTAAAATTTTTTAATTTACAGGAATTTTTGTATATTTGCATTGGTTTTACAACCGATTATGTTTATGTTTAACTTAATTTCATTTTATAATGAAAGAAAACTACACAAAGAATTTCGAACCTTCGAGAGAAATTAGAAAGGAAAGGTTCGAGTTTGAACTTACTATCAACGGCAACATCATTTGCCAGAGGTATTTCAAAATTAACAACTTCAATGAGCGTTCCGTCTATTCTACGGAGTTTCTTGATGCCATTAGAGGTTGTGCCAGTCTTATTCAGGGGAGCCTGAGAAGAAAGACTGAAATCTACATTCGTCACATGGCTCCGCTCATTTTCAATAGCGAAACCGAAATGCGTGAGTGGTTCTCCAACGAGAGCAACATTAATACGTTCGATGTCCATTACGGTGCATGGATTATTATCCGTGGAAAGGGTGGACATGAGTATGTGTGGCTCGGTGATGACAAGTTCAAGGATGAAGGTGTACGTACGGAGTTCAACGAGTTTGTCGATGCGCCAGACGACGAGCAGGAAACTGTCTTCAAGTTCTGTGTCTACGATAACGGGTATGATTACATCAAGAACCCTGCGAAGAAGGTGATTGGTGCTATCGTTTGGGACGGCAACCAGTATCCTCGTTTCATCCGCAACGGTGTTGATATCTCGAATGGTCGTGGTCGCTATGATGACATGGACATTTCCAAACTCAGCCATGAAATGAGCCTCTACTACTGGTGTAATGCCGGTCAGCCGGACCTCGTTCCTATCATCATTCGTGAGATTTGTGATGTGTGTTCTTGGGATGACAAGAATGCGTATACCACGAAGATGGAGTACGGTGATGTGCTCTACAACAACCAGCCAGATTATCCTGGTCCGAAGCCTGAGTATCCCTATCGGAAAGGCGAATTGTCAAAGACGACAAAGAAGTAGCAAAAATTCCCGGAGATTTAAAAAACCTCCGGGATTTTTGTCAAAAAGTATTTGTATATTTGCAGAGACAAACCTCGTATAGGGGGTACTATTACCATTAATAAAAATTTTATGAAAGATTTTAAGGACATAGGGCTTTTTGGCTGTAACACCGATAAGGATTGGGTCAGCAGATATGAAAAGATTCTCGTCAAGATTATGTTTGAAGACGAAGAGTTTTTCACCACAGATGGTGGAGGTATTGATGCAAATGATTTCAACATTATTCCAGAAATAAAACTTATTGTAGGAACGTACAAGGACATGTATGCCAGAGATGGCGTAAGGGCTACGTATGACCAGGTTTACGCAGAGTTGTCTCACAAATACGGTGATGATGAGATACGAATGGAAATCATTAGGTCTCTTTTTGACGACATAAAGAATCTTGACGTTAGTGAAGAAGAAATGGTTGTTTACCGTAATCAGTTCAAGGATTGGAAGAACTTTACTGTGGCAACTAAGATTATGAATGCATGGGTTGAGTTTTTGAAGACTGATATCAGGAACGGAGACCGACAGAGGATGTACAGCGTGATGAAGAAGATGAAAGAACTGGCATCCTATCTTCCGGAGTACGAAATCAAAAAAGCACCTAAGGATTGGAATTAGTATGGGGAAGATGATGTATAAGGACAGACCGGGCGGATATATGACGATGCCGGTTGTCGTTACCAAAAACCATAAATTGACGGTAGAGGAGAAATTGGTCCTGTGTTTTGTCATGGGTTTCTGGATAAACAAGGGTGATTCGTCGTTTTCGATAGGATATATATCTGAAAGCCTTGGTTTTGACTCTACATCAGTCAAGAACATCATGAATAAACTCCTGTCCTACGGATTCATGAAGGTGTTTGATAAGAAGACACTGAGTTCTGGAGATACCAGTTTTATGCTGACGATGGATGTTGCTACAGTAAACGAATTTTTCGGTTGTGAACTTATAGGGAAGAATGAATCCACCGGAAAGACATCCACATCTGTTCAGCCGGTGCGTAAACAGGTAATGAAACTTGAGCATCCTCTTGCATGGATGGAGTCTGAATATTATAAAAATAGGTAAGAAGAATGCCAACATTAAAGAAAGATTTAGAATATTTTGGTGATGGATTTCAATATAGATTTGTGAAATCGCTTATTGAAAAACCGTCCGATTTTGTGGAAATTGAATCATATCTCAACCCTAAGTTGTTCAACGACCCAGGGCTGGTTGAGATTCTTACGAAGGTAAAGGAGTTTTACAAGGAGAAAGGAAGGGTTCCGTCTTATGTGGACCTTGAATATTACCTGAAGGACAACGTAAAGCAGCAGGATGAACTTGACCTCGTTTATACCGCTTTCAAGAAAATTAAGGATGAAAGTCTTTTCGACGGAATGGCGGAAGCGAATGACATTGGTCTCAAGTACGTGAAGAAAAAGGAGACGCTGCACCAGTTGGAACTCGCAAAGGACAGTATCAACAGGTCCGGATATGAATCAGACAGACTTTCAAGGATTATTGAAGGTCTCCAGGGGATTGAGAATAACGGAAATGTTGAGTGTATAAACCCCGGCGAGATGTTCAGTGAAATTATGACGGAATCTAAATCTGAACGGATTACAACTGGTATTGAACTTCTTGATAAACAAATGAATGGCGGACTTGCAAGGTCTACCACTGGTCTTCTTATTGCAGGAACAGGCGTTGGAAAGACAACGTTGTTCAGTATTATGGCTTGCCGCAGTGCCATTAAGGGTAACAAGGTCCTTTACATCTTCTTCGAGGACAAGGATACTGATTTCTGCCGAAAGTTTTATTCCAACATTACTGGACGTTTTACTGACGATTTCCATAGCGATAGTCCTAAATGTAAAGAGGCTGAAAATGCTGTAAGAGAGGAGTTTAAGAATCATCCGGAAATTAAAGAAGCATTTTTCAACAACGTAAAGGCAATCAGGATGGTCAACGGAGAAACTACTGTTGAGATGCTGAAGACCAAGATTCGTTCACTTATTGTCAGTGGCTGGAAACCGGATGTCGTCTATCTCGACTATATCCAGTGTATGAAGTCGTCAAGTGATGGTAAGATGTCCATTGATAAAGAGTACGCCACCCTTGACCGTTGCATGAAACGTCTTGATGCGTTCGCCCAGGAGGAGAATTTCGCTTTGTGGGTGGCTCAGCAGACAAACCGTGACGGTAACAAGAAAGAGTCGGTTGATAGAATCGGAAATATCCAGGGTTCGTTCAGACTTTGCCAGACCGCATCAGCCATTTTGTACCTTGAAAGGAATAACGAAGTGGATGATGATTACAATAGAATTAACCTGTATCTTGACAAGTGCCGTGGAGCATCATTGGGTGCGTGGAAGGGTGCGTTTATGAACAATGGAACATGCCAGATTAAACTTGAAGGGTATGACCCCACATCGCCTTTTAATGAGAAGACGTTTGATAAGGAGACTGGTGAAGTACTTGAAAATCAAGAAGATAACAATTCTTTCAGGCAGATGCAGGAGGATATGACGTTCTAAAAAAAAGTTTAAATTTTTTCTTACTGATGGTCAATGACTTCCGGTTTTATGATGATTTTTCCGGAATTTTTAGTTAGTTTAGTTGGTATTTATGTATTACCTGAACGGTAAGAAAGAACAATAAAATAACATTATATAGAGTATGGAAGTAAGAAAGAGTAATGGTCTGGTTGAGGAATACAGCCGGGACAAAGTTAAAAACGGCATCTGTGAGGCATATAAGACAGCCGGGGAAAAATGTGAGGATATTATTTTAGAGAGCATAGTTAACGGTCTTTTCATTTATGAGGGGATGGCAACGGCAGAAATCCGCAGGCAGGTCGAAGAAGCCCTGATGTCAATCAACAAGAAGGTAGCAAAGGCATATATAGAAAACAATGATGACCGCAAGGACCTTAACAAGAAGCAGGATTTCATTAAGGAATATATAAACGCATCAAATGCCGCTACCGGTTCAAAGTTTGATTCCAACGCAAATGTGACGAACAAGAACATCGTCACCCTCGGTCAGGAACTTTATAAGGAGAACAACATCAAGCAGAACCGTTATATACTTACAGACAAGATTCGTAAGATGTATTCCAAGAAACTTGCGGACCAGTATCTTGAAGACCTTGCAACGCATGTGCTGTACAAGCATGATGAGAGTGGAACCCCTGGGTACCCGTACTGTGTTGCAATCACAATGTACCCGTTCCTCGTTGATGGTCTCAAAAAACTCGGCGGAGTATCAGTTGCACCTACTGATTTGAAGTCGTTCTGCGGAGAATTCATCAATTTGGTTTATTCTGTTTCTTCCCAGTTCATGGGTGCAGTTGCAACCCCTGAATTCCTGATGTACATGGATTATTTCATCCGCAAGGACTATGGTGAAGACTATACTGAACACCTTAATGATGTTGTCGACCTTACGGCAAAGAGAAGGACGTTGGAGAAGGTTATTGACAACGCATTCCAGCAGGTTGTCCATTCTATGAATATGCCGGCCGGTAATCGTGGTTATCAGACGGTTTTCTGGAACATTTCTTATTTTGACAAACCGTATTTTGAGGGTGTTTTCGGTGATTTCGTATTCCCAGACGGTTCAAAGCCCAAGTGGGAGACCCTTTCATGGCTTCAGAAACATTTCATGAAGTGGTTCAACAAGGAGCGTGAGAAATATATCCTTACTTTCCCTGTCGAAACCATGGCTCTCCTTACTGATGGTGCCGATGACTTTATTGATAAGGAGTATGCTGATTTCACCGCTGAGATGTGGGCTGAGGGCCATAGTTTCTTCTGTTACCTATCAGACAGTCCTGACAGTCTTTCGTCCTGCTGCAGGCTTCGTAATTCGTTGAAAGACCTTGACAATGCAGACGAGGACCACAACCATACGACACACCAGTATTCAATGGGTACTGCATCTGTCTCCACCGGCTCCAAGTCAGTTATGTCGATGAACCTTCCGAGAATCGTCCAAAACGCAGCCAGGAGGTATTTCACGGATGAACTTGAAATAAACATCGAAGACGGGCTTAGCCTTCCTGAGTGTGGTGTCGTTTATGACAAGGAGAAACTTTACGAGTATATCCGTGAGGACATAAGGGAACAGACATCCAGGATTCACAAGTACCAAACCGCCTTTAATGAGACTATCAAGGACTTCCTTAAAGCCGGTATGCTCGACGTTTATAACGCAGGTTTCATTGATATGAGGAAGCAGTACTTAACAGTCGGTGTAAATGGTATTACTGACGCTGCCGAGTTCCTCGGAATTAAGGTAGGTCCTAATGACGAGTACAAGGAGTTTGTAAATAACATCCTCGAGACCATCAACATCGAGAACCGCAAGGACAAGACCAGGGACTGCATGTTTAACTGTGAATTTGTGCCCGGGGAAAACCTTTCTGCGAAGAATTACAAGTGGGATAAGAAAGATGGTTATTGGGTAAGTCCAAACAGGAATCTTTACAGCTCCTATTTCTACAATCCTGAGGATAACCAGGTAAGCGTGATTGACAAACTTAAATTACACGGGAAAGATTATGTACAATGGCTTGATGGGGGTTCTGCCGCACACCTTAATTTACAAGAACATTTGTCCCAGAAGCAATATCGCCAACTCATGAAAGTAGCTGCGGAAAATGGTTGTAATTATTTTACATTCAATGTTAGAAATACAGTTTGCAACGATTGCGGATATATTTCAAAACATACGTTAGACAAATGTCCTCATTGCGGAAGTACAAACCTGGACTATTTGACAAGGGTTATCGGGTATCTAAAACGGATTTCTTCTTTTGCTGAACCCAGACAGATAGAAGCAGAAAATAGAACTTACCATAAAAAGGTTGAGTTTTAATATTTTTAAAAATGGTGCAGTAAAGCACCATTTTTTTTTATTACTATTGTTTTTTTACCTTCTTTATACTATTTATATATAGAAACAAAGGAAGACAAAAAATGGGAAGACCAAAGATTGATAAAGCCGAATGGACTTGCTGTGTGTGCGGAGAAAAATATGGAGAACACACGATATCTTTTAAAAAAATCAAGGGTAAAATATATTGCCCAAAACATGCAACCCAAATAGAAAGGCACGGTCATGTTTTGCCGAAAGAAAAAGAAAGAAACAGGGTCGGAGAATGCTGTATTTGCGGTGAAAAGGGAAGATGTACATGGACTGACGGCAAGGACTATTGTAGGAAGCATTATTTGCAAATGGCCAGACATGGAAAGATTTTGGAGCATACGATTTTCGATAGAAACCGGTACATTGACCATGAAGAGGGAGGATATTGCGAATGTGTAATGGTTAATAAGAACTTTGAAGAGGTTGGACGGACTCTAATAGATTTGGACAAGAAAAAATTGGTTGAAAACTATAAAATCTATATGCGTACGTCAGCCAAAAAGAAGTACGCCATGATAAGTTTACCTGGCGGTCAAAAACTGTTTTTACATAGATTTTTATGCGGTTTTAACAACACGAATTACACCCTGGACCAATGTGTTGACCATATTAATGGAAATTCATTAGATAATAGGTGTGAGAACCTTAGAATCTGCCACCACAAAGATAACATGAAGAATATAAAGAAAGGCGAAAGACACGTTTGTGGTGTCGTGTGGTTAAGAGAAAACGAAAAATGGTCTGCAAGGATAGTGTCAAAATACCGGTCAATTCATCTTGGCAACTATGACAGTTTTGAGGAAGCCGTTTATGCGAGAATTAAAGCCGAAAAAGAAATATGCGATGAATATGGCTCAAATGCAAGTTATTTTTATATACTTGACCTGGAAGACCCAATTGGCGAAATAAAAAAACTCGGCTTTAAAAAACCGGATAAAACAGATAGGGAGTTGCCTTTATTGCAGAAGAAGCACGAAAGGAAGAGTAAGATTGGTGAGAAGTTTTTGTCCGATTTAAACAAAAAATAACTATTTATAAGAAAATTGATTTTTTATGGTAACAAAGGAACAATGTCTGCTCGACAAAGCGTTACGAGGGCTTGATTATGATAGAAATCAAGGCTTAATCCAGGCTATCGTCAGTATATACAACCAGGGGAAAAGATATGCCAGCGACATGATTTTCCAGAATGATGAGCGTGGGCTTGATGCGGGGCTTCGGGGATTTTCCCCTTCATTCATCGTTTATTCCCTAATCGGGGATGACAGTGAATATAATGCGAGAGACCCGTTCTTCGTCATTGATAATGGCATCAGAAGTCTAAGTGGATATGACCTTGAGGGGATGCTCCGGAATGAGGATATGAGCAAATTCATGGTTGATGATGTTTTTGGGGAACTTGATGATACCGACATTGACGAGGCTCTTGATGAGTTCATCCGGTCGAATTACCCGCAAGAGTATAAGAACATTGATATTGATAACCTCTATTACATGGGTTACCGTACCGGTGGGCATATTCTCGGGGCTGATTGGAACCAGCTTGTTCAAGAACTTGTCCAGTATAAACCCGACCTTGATGAGGGTCATGTACTTGAAATGACCGAGGATGAGTTAAGACAAATTGTTTCAGAGGGTGCGACAGAAGCCTATAAAAGGATTAAGGAAGGCAAGAGCGGAATCCACATCGACCCGGAGAACAAGGGAAAGTTCACGGCCACGAAGAAAAGGACTGGGAAGTCCACAGAGGAACTCACCCACTCCAAGAACCCGCTAACTCGTAAGCGTGCTCAATTTGCACTCAACGCCAAGAAGTGGAACCACAGCAAATAAAGAGAATCCGGAGACACAATCTCCGGATTTTTTTGTATATTTGCAAAAAGATGAAAGATGGAAACGACAAAAAGTATTAAGGAAATCAAAGGCGTAAAGGGTGAAGAGAAGAAACGCCTGAAAGGGTATAAACTATGCTACATTGATGACATTCCACTTACCTACTGGGATTATACGCCGGAGGCTAAGGCGTACCGGGAGACGGAAGAGTGGAAGGAGCAGGACCGTCTCAGGGAAGAGAAGTTTCATAGGGAAGGGCATATGTCAAGCGATGATTCTGAGTTCGGTTATTACGCCAATCCAATTCTTAGAAGAGGTTCTGACTCACAGGACTATCCGAATCCGGAGTACATTGAAGGGGTGCAGGAATATTATGCTTATTTCACACCGATTGACCTTGACGAGCAGTGGGGAGATGATTGGGATGATTACCCTTACGAATACAATGCAGAGGCTCCTTATGATTCAAAACATGAGGAGAAGGATGAAAATGGTAACTGGAAGGAGTATGAGATTATCAAGGTTCCATTCTACGTTGATTCGTGGAAGGTCTATTTTCCGAAAGAATGGGGACATGACGGTAATTCACCTTTCTGTGTGAGGGACATCAATGCCGGTGCTGTTGCCTGGGTTTATTATGCTGGCCAAGACGGAAAATCCGGTAAGGGAAGTGTTGCAATACATGCAGGCACCAATCCGTTTGAATTCATAGAAAAAATAGAGAAGATTAACAATGATTAAATATTTCTAATTTCTACATGTAGTAGCAAAAAAGAATAATTTGAATTTCATTATAATGTACAAATATTGGGATAATGATTGGTTGGAATTCACCAAAGGCAGAATTTCATATTCAGAAGAAAAAATTGTGAGGCATTTGAAAAATATAATAAACGAACAAGTTGTTAATAAGTGTGTTAGGGTAATTGGCGAAAGATTATGATAAAATATTTAGATAGTGCTGTTGTTTTCGAGGAAATACCTGATTACGTGACACTTGCGATTGAAATTACAAATTGCCCAGGACATTGTGTGGGCTGCCATAGTCCTTGGCTCAGGGATGATATCGGAGAGGAACTTACGATTGAAAAATTAAGGGAATTAATCAACCAGAACAAGGGCGTGAATTGTGTTTGTTTCATGGGAGAAGGGAAAGACCCAGAGGCTTTGAAGAAACTTGCCATGGACGTGCGTGTAAGGTATCCGCATATCAAGACAGCCCTGTATTCAGGAAGAACTGAAGTTGAGCCTGAATATGATTCGTTTTTTGATTATATCAAGGTCGGTCCGTACATTCCGGAGAAAAAAGCGTTAAATTTTAAGACAACGAATCAACGTCTCTATGAGATTACGGATGAAGGAAGGAGGGATATAACAAGTAAATTTTGGAAAAAAATATGAAAAAGTATTGGAATTTTATCGCCATCGCAGTGCTCGGTGGTGTGTTCGGTCTGCAGGAGTTCTACATGAACCGAATCGGTCTCGGAATAGCAGCAGTCCTTTTTTGGTGGACGTGTGTCCCGGCTGTTGTTGCATTCATAGAGGCACTTGTCTGGCTGTTCAGGGGTGAAGATGAGTTTAACAAAAAGTTTGGACATGACCAGGGAGCAATTTAAGAAGTATATTCGTGAGGTGGAAGAGATTGCCGAACTCAGCAATAAACTTGCGGACTTTGGAATTGAAACGATAGAATGCAAGGAGTTGTTTCGTGCTGAGGAAATATTCTTCGCCTGGCTGGAACAGGATTTTGGTAAAAATGGGGCTGACCTTGTTAGCTGGTGGTTGTATGAAGATGTTCCGAAGGTAATTTATGAACCTGATGGGAGTGAGACGAATCTTGAAAACATCGACGACCTTTATTCTTACGTTGAAGGACATTATTGTACTTATGGTTAATAGCGGACCGGTATCTTGTAATGGGATGCCGGTTTTCTTTTTGTCTTTTGATATTTATAGTAAATGAAAACTATGAAATCAATAAAGACAATTTTATTCGGACTTCTCGTTGCTATTTCAATAGGTGGCTGCGGGTTAATCGGAAAGCACAGGCCAAACCAACCAGACACTTATGGAACCAGCATGAGGATTCTCTACGACAGGAATTTTTCCTATGCACAATTCGACTCAATCTGTGTTGCTGACACCATTCCATTGGATTTGAGGCTATGGAAGGTGTATTCCGCAAGAGATTATGAAACGAATGCCGTCATTAACGAGTATATGTACATCAAGAGGCTCGGAAACAACGAGGAACTTTTCAGGTTAATGATGGTGAACGACACTACATATAACATTTACAAACGTATAACTTATGGCAATAAGGAAGAGTAGGGCGTTGGGTTGTGCCCCGTCTAAGATGGACGGAACCGAGCATGTATTTGCAGGAGAATCATTGGATTTACCTGAGGAATATTCTTATGTTGAGTTTATGAGCAAGGTTCTCGACCAGGGACAGGACCCGATTTGTGTGGCTTGCTCAATATCGACTTATGTTAATTGGAAAAAGAATATGGAGACTGGAAGGAAGGACGACCATTTTACCGGGCTTTCGCAGTTGAAGAAATTTTTCTATGCTGCTGGTGGCGGTCCAAATGGAATGACTTTCAAAGATGCACTTACGTACCTTCGTCATAACGGCATAGAAACCGTCGAAGGAAATATGAAAATACGTGAATACGCACTCACCAGGAGCATAATTGCCTTGAAGAACGCTATCATCATGAACGGTCCTTGTCTCGGTGCACTTCCTGTATATGATATGACAAGACCTGAGTTCTGGAGAAAGTCTGGGGGTCCGTTCTATGGCGGACATGCGATTTCAATAGTTGGCTGGACGAAAAATGGTTTCATAATCAGGAATTCTTGGAGTAAAAATTTTGGAGATGGCGGTTATGTTATATTGCCATGTGAATCTTTTAACTCATTTTATGAATGTTGGACTATAATATAAAAAAAAATAAAATGGTATGAGAAATTTACTTAATTACGAAACGATGTCGGCGTTTATGGAAAATGAGGGGATAGTTGGTGGTGCTTACTGCATAACATCTATTGAACCTGGTGTTGGATATATTAAAGAAACCGGAAAAAGTTGCTATAATTATGTCCGTCCGTATGATGTGCTTGTTGAAAATGAAGAGGTTTTGTGGCATAGATTGAAGCCAAGTGACTTTGTGATTGGCAAAAAAATTAAAGTTTTATGGACTTATTTCCCATCGGAAGACTCACCTGAACCAGAAGTGTGGGTATGCAAATATGTAAGTTCATATTTAGGAAATGGATTTCAAAAGGAAGATTCTGACAATTGGACTATAGCGTTTGACCCGGAAAATCCAACGGTACTACGTGCGTATACAAAACAAGCATAATAGACCTGAACCTCGGTTAGCACCGAGGTTTTTTTGTTTACTACCGCCACAAAATCAGTATATTGTTTTCAGAGAAAATAGTTTCTAAATATTTATAGTAAAATCTGAGAGATGGACAAACGAAAACAATATTACGGGATTAAATTTCCATTTACTAAGGACAATAACGACGAAATTTTCCTTGATGTTAATGAGAATTTTATGGATAAGGCTAAGAGTGATATGTTCCACGCCGTTTTCACTCCTAAAGGTCAGCGTTTGAGGATGCCTGATTTCGGTACCGACCTCATTAAGTTTATTTTTGAAGAAAATACACAGACGACCTGGGATAAGATTCGTGATGAAATATCTGCTGTCACCGAAAAATATGTACCTTCTGTAAAGGTTACTGATGTTATGGTCTATACGGAATGCGATGATGACCATATGGTTTTCGTTACCATTAAGTTTACCGTTACCAACGGAGTTTCAATAACAGACGAACAGGAATTAACTATCAAACTTTAACATATGGAGAAGAAGATATCTTACTTGAACAGGAATTTTTCCGATTATAGAAATAGTCTCATAAGTTTTTCAAAGGAATATTACCCCGACCTTACAGATACGTTTAACGACGCTTCCGTTGGTTCGTGGATTATAGACGTTGCTGCTGCCGTATCAGACAACCTTTCCTACCTCGCTGACCGTGTGTTCCAGGAAACGTCAGTTAACAGTGCGCAGCAGATGTCATCCCTTATGAATCTGGCAAGGAGTAAGGGTCTCAAGGTTCCAGGTCCGAAAGCGTCTGTTGCTGAGGTTGAGCTGACCTGTATTCTGCCGACAACCGCCGGTACGAACTCGAATGACAGTTCAACGACAAGAGAACCAAGGTGGGATTACGCACCTCTTTTAAGGAAGGGTATGCAGTTCTCAGCCGGAAATCAGGTTTTTGAGTTGATGGATGACGTGAACTTTGCCCATCAGTCTGATAACAATGGATATAGTGATAGGACTATTAACGTAAACAGGAACAGCAACGGCTCAATCGTTAGTTATACAATCGGAAAACGTGCGTTGGTTGTTTCTGGAAAGAGTAAGGTGTATAGAAGGGTGATTAGGGCTACTGATATTATTCCTTTCATGGAGTTTGTTATTCCTGACAGGGATGTTATGGAGGTGGATTCCATTATTTTCAAGGATGGAACGGATTATATGTCCGACCCTGATATAAGTGAATTTGAGTTTACAGAAGAATTCACCCCTGCCGAGAATAACAAGATTGGGAAAAGGGATGTGTGGAGATATTTTGAAGTTGACAGCCTTTCAGACCAGACAAGATGGGGTGACGTGCTACAAAGTGACGGTAATCCAACTGTTTACGAGTATAGGTATAACAATGACAATGAAGGTCCACATTACTTTTTAACGAAGGGCGAGTGGAAACCGTTAAAGCAGAAATTCATAACAGAATTTACCGACAATGGTTATCTTAAGGTCATCTTCGGTGCCGGTCTCCCAATCGGGCAGAATGTGGAGCTTTCAAATGCGTCGACTTTCGGCAGATACCAGATTTCAAAGTTGATTAATAATGATTCGCTCGGAGTTCTTCCACGTCAGGATATGACGATGTACATAAGGTATCGTGTTGGAGGAGGTTCCGCATCGAATGTTGCTGAGGGTGCTATAAACACCATCGTGTTCTATGACATGCAATTCGGTTGCGAAGGTAGTGGAAAAATTGACCCGCAGATTGTTGAAGCAGTAAAAAGAACACTTACGGTTTATAACGTTACACCGTCAGTTTCCGGAAAGGATATGCCGAGCGAGGCAGAAGTCAGGAACCTTATCAAGTATAGTAACGGGGCACAGAAGAGGTGCGTTACTGTTAAGGACTACTACGAAAGAATCCTTAAACTGCCTCCGAAATACGGTACACCGTTCAGGGTTGGCGTTCTTGAGGAGAATAACAAGATTAAGATTAACACCCTTGGCCTTGACAGTGAGAGGCATCTTTCCCCGGTTCTTCCTGACGTTCTTGCAAGGAATATCATGGAATACCTGAAAGAGTTCAAGATGATTACCGACTACGTTGAAATCCGCCCTGGTAAGATTTACAACATATCAGTCGAAGCCGATATCTATATCGACAAGAACTATAATAAACCGAATACCATAAAGCAGGTCATTGACACGATTTACGATTACCTTGACATTGAGAAGCACCAGATGGGCGAAGATATATATGTGAGTGATATCATCAAGGAAGTCATGAAGGTTGATGGTGTTATAAACTTGTTTGATATGAGGATATACAACGAGTACAACGGAAACTATTCATTATCGCAGGCTCCGCTTCCGAAATATACTGAAATCGCCTGTGATGGTCCTGACCTCGATTCAGAGGAAGAGGAAAACAGGTTCAGGATTGATATTGATGCACTTGATGGAATACTTTACTGCGACTCTGAGTCAATGTTTGAGGTAAAATTTAAGGATAAGGATATTAGAATAAGATGCCGTGAAAGATAATGGGTTGTAATTGTAAGGCAAATAGGGCTATATATGAGTTGGGAAAGAGATACGGAACAACGTCCAACGCAACGAGAAAGGATATTTTGAAATCCGGGGTTTGGAAAGTGGTTCAGTATTTCTTCCTTGGGCTTTTTGCAATTTTAGCAGCTCCGGTTTTATTTTTAATCGTTGCCTATAAAGCAATTGTGAAGAAAGATACTACGATTCACATAGACAAGATGGTTGGGTTAAACAGGAATTAATATGTCAGAATACAATAAATCATACAGGATTAGAACGAAGATAGGCGTAACGGACAATTCTCCGATAGAAGACAAATACCTTACTGTCAAACTTACGGAGAGATTTGAGTCTATTGACATCATGTCTTTGAAAATCAAGCAGGAGAATGCCTATAAGTTCCACAGTGCCGATTATGGTGTTGTGGTAGGAAGGGCTATTGCAAATGGTGGTTTTGGCGTTCCTAACGTGAAGGTCAGTGTGTTTATAGCAGCGACCGAAGCAACTGTGAACGACCCTATCTACAATGCAATTTACCCATATGAAAGACCTACCAGAAAGAACAAGGACAATATCAGGTATAACCTTCTTCCTGATTCGCTTGATGATGATTGTTATCAGGCGGTAGGCACATTCCCGAACAAGAGGTTGGTTCTTGACGACGACAACTATCTTGAAATCTATGACAACTATTATAAGTTCACCACAAGGACGAACAACGCAGGTGACTATATGATTTTCGGTATACCCACCGGAGGTCAGATTCTTCATTTTGATGCTGACCTGTCAGATGTTGGTGTCCTGAGTCAGAAGCCGAGGGATATGATTTATAAGGGGTACAATGCAAAACAGTTTGAAAATCCGAACCAGTTCAAGAAGGATGACAACCTTGCGAACCTCCCACAGATTATTTCTCAGGATGATTCAGTTTATATTTACCCGTTCTGGGGCGATGAAGATGAAAACATTATAGGTATCACCAGGCACGACATTGACATCAATTATAAGTTTGAGCCTACATGTGTGTTCATAGGTTCAATAGTTTCTGATACAAGTTCAAACCACATTAGCAAGAAGTGTGTTCCTACCGAGTCGATGGGTTTGATGGAGGAAATGATTACCGGCCAGGGAACCATCGAAATGATTAGGAAAAAACAGGATGGTACTGTAGAACAGTTCACTATCCAGGGAAACCAGTTAATCAACGAAAACGGTATCTGGTGTTATCAAATTCCGATGAACCTTGACTACGTTATGACGGATGAATATGGAAACCTCGTCCCGAGCAACGACCCCACAAAGGGAATTGCAACAAGGACAAAGGTAAGATTCAGAATATCCATGGATGAGTTCCAGGATGATAGTGCAAATTCGTTTAGGGCGAAAGTTCTTGTCCCGAACAACCCACAGAACTCAAGGTACGAGCCTGACTATGTTTTTGGTTCTTTCACGGAAGAAGAGAGTTTCAGGGACCTTCTTTGGAATAACGTATATACTGTAAAATCATTCATTCCTCGTTTCCAGAAGGGTAACGGAAACAAGAACAGGAGGTTCAGTGGTGTAAAGCAATGTAACTATCATGGAACGAACAACCCTATTCCTTATAATAATATGAGGATAAATCTGTCGTTCCAGTTTGTCATCACCTGTCTGCTCGTAAGGCTTTTGATTTGGATAGTCGGCGTATATAACGCATTCATCACTGCGTTGGTGAATGTGTTGTCAAAATTCATCAACAGTACTGTAATGAAAGCCATAACAAAGGTAAGGGATTGGTTCAAAACGGTTGGTGGTAATGGTTTGTTTGGTAGGATTTTACGTGTAGTTGTGAATACCGTTATGATACAAATCAGGCTTATTGTTGGGGCTATTGCTGGTATTGGTGATTTCTTCAGAAGAATGGTCAAGTCGCTGTCGTGCGTTTACCTCGACGGTTCTATGTGTGATACACTTGAAGGTTCTTGGTTCTTTGCCCCTAACTGTGGTTCGAAGAAAACAATCTCAAGCGACCCTAACTACTTTGTCTGGAGAAATATGATGGCAAAGATTGAGGGTAAGAAACTCGACCAGGTTGATTATTCTTCATCAAAATCAAAGACCGGTGGCGGTATGAAGGATAAACAGTCTATAGACGAGTCGAATGCTGACAGCATGACAGACGAGGAAAATGCAGTTAAAATTACCATCAGGGACGGAAATGGAAATTATATTGGAGAACAAAATGAACAATATATCATATCAAGAGGTATAAATTATTTCGTTCAGTGTATTGAAATTAGCCTTGCTCAGGAATTTAGGGTAATTCAGTTTGACTTTTACAATGACTGGATTAACGGTATGATTTATATTCCTAAATGGGAGCGTAGTCTTAAAAAGAAACGCAAGTATTTCCTTTTCGGCAAGTCAAGAGTGGAGATACGTGCTTGCAATGACGTTTATAAGAAGAGGTTCTTTGAGAGGAGAAACTATCTTACAGAACAATGTGGAGTATCATATAAGGCTAAGACCATCGACAACTCAATTGGAACAAAGATTGGTTGTAAGGACAACAAGAAGTACAAATGCCATAAGAAGAAAGGAAGGAAACAGTTCAGGATTTTTGACCATGGAGGGGTTGTACATCAGGAGGCTACTGCTTCCGGGCTTTATGCATATTATTTCAAACCTTGTGAGTACTTCACAAATAGGAACAGTGTAAAGAACAGGAAGGTGAACCTTTTCGCAACTGATATCGTTTTGTTGGGTTCACTTGTTGATTGTGACCTTAATGGAACTCCTTTGTTTACTGATGATATCCTTTCAACTACATATCAACTTCCATCCCCACTGGCGCATACAGATTCAACGGATGAAGGTTTCTCATATGCTGGTGTTGCTATTGATGGTCAGGATATTATAATTGACGATTATGTCATGAATGGTCGTGCATATGAGAGCGCAAGAAGGCAACTCTCAGGTGCGTTTGATTATACTGATTCTGCCATTGAGGGTAAAGATGACGGTTCAGTAACAGAAGCCGCCGGTATTGACTGGGGATATACTGGTCCTGGTCAGGGAGAGGCGAAGAAAGCAAAGGCATATACTCCTGGTGGTCACTTCCTTGGTATTTCGTGTGTAAATGCAGAGAGTACAATCAAGTCTTGCGTAAATTTGAAGAGAATTTGTGAGATTGGTGTTTGGCCGTCATCAAGACAGGAAGCATTTAATGGCTATGATGCCGGAAATAACGGAATGTATGTAGATATTATCCCTAATGGCTTGATTGCCAAGGATGAGATTGCTGGTGAAAATTTCAGGAAGATGTTCGCTACGATGAATCAGAACAATCTTAAGACAAAAGTCAATGATAGTGGTTTCACTGTTTATGACTTTATGTATATGACACCTGAAAATTTCGGCGGTGAATTTTCAAAATACACAAAGAGCAATTATAACGAGCCTAATCCATTGTCCGAATTGAGCATGTCGAGATATCTTGCTAAGCGTGGCGATGAGAACGATTATGGCGAAATTTATAATGATGATGATACCGAAAGCAAAGAAATAAGTGTAAAACCGATAAGAAGGTCTCTCGATGACAGGGACCGTGATTACATGAGGTTCAGGCTTGGTTTGGAGAAAGATACGAATAGTGCAATCCAGTCAAAATATCTCGGAAGTAATGAATATGGCTATTATATGCCCGTTTACAACAACTCATTCTACTTCTATTTCGGACTTGTACCAGGGTCAACGGCGTTGGATGAATTTCATAAGCAGTTTTTTGCTGAATGTAAACAGACAATGACAACAGATGACCTTAGGCTTGTGGCTGATTTGTCATATAGTAGACATTGCTGTGGAGGAAAAATATGTAGTGATGCGTTCGCAAGTCCGGTAGAATTATCCATTTTTGAGACAAACCTGGTGTTTAACAAACCTAACGATTATCTCAGAATATTCAGTACTTCACTTCCTATAAAGATTGTTATTGATTCAGTTTACTCATACACCATAAAGTCGTTTGATGACATAAATGTTGATAGACAAACAAACGCAAATAGGAATTACATAAAGTTCTTTGGCTGGAATGTTGAAGAGGACGGAGATATTCATAACGTATTTAATTTTAAAGTTGGCAAACATACGGTTAACATTACTGATTCAAACGGTATGACAACAACTAAACTTGTTGAAGTTGTTCAGCAGGATGTTACATTATGCCCGGAAATAGAAGGAATTCCATTTTCTGATGGTAGATACATTATAAATTCAACCAGAAGTCTGATTACAAGTATCGGTTTGAAAGTTGGGCCAAGAGACTCTTTGGGTGGTTGGTTCTTATTTGACTGGAGTAATACAGCATGCACCAGTGGTGCACTTTTCACTTATCATGATATGATACTTCAAGGAAATGAGTGCGTTATTAGCCCAGAATATTCGGTGATGGTAGAAGATGCCACACTTCTTTTTGTTGGTCGTGGTCATATAATTACTTTCGGAAGCCAGTGGGACGTGCCTATTAACACGTATGAGGAATTTGCTGATTATACATCTGACGACATCATTGCTGGTGCCTCATCTACTGCATATGGGTATCATGTGTTCGCTGGTGAGGAAGGAATATATGATTTATATGTACTGTACAAAACAGGCAACAAGAAAACACAGCCGATATTGTTACAGGACAACATCTACATAGGTGAGCCAGATGCAATTGATTTTGACGTTTTCAGGGACATTATAGAATCAGAAGAAGATTCTCCTGTTACATTTAGAAATCCGGTTGTGAAGGTGTGGTATGATAATCAAAATTACTGGTATAGAGATTTGTACCCAGCAGATGCCAGTAAGGATGAATTGACGGCTACACATAAATGGTATATCAAGAAAATGTTGTATTATGTCGTTGAAGGTTATAAAGATACCGACAAAGCGACCGAAGATTTTAATGAGAATTTCACATCAGAAAGGAAGGTTTATGTAAATTTATATTATCCTACCACAGTTGGAAACGTATTATGTAAAATTGATGATGTTCCTGGTAATAGTTTTGATAAAACACACGGTAATGCAACTGTAAACAGCCAGATTATCACATATCATAGTATAGAAATTACCGGTAGGACAGTAAACCCTGACCAATCCGGCTCTCCTATATTGTATACACCTATGATTGAACGTGGTGGTGTATTCAGATTCCCGATATTTTATAAGCCGTATTATTACAACGCAGTTGTTTGGGAAGGATACACATCAGCCCTTCAAAATGCAAAATCTTCATATGGTCATATAAACGGAATTATATATAATGGAATTGTTTATGACACTGGAATTGGCGAACAATCGTTTGGTCCTACTTGGGTTAATGAACGATTCCGTATAGATTCATCTGTTAATGTTACGTTTATGCGTAACGATTTTGAAAATGATAGAGTTAGTCCGATTAGATACACGGGAGATTCGGTGACTACATTCTCTGATAGTTCAAACATATTATTGATTACGGAAGGTTCTCCAAAGAATTACGAAGGTGTTTATACTCCGGTTGAATATTCTATCGAATCAAATGTAATCGGCGTTTCAACCAGTTGGCAGTTCGATTTCACAATGGAAATTGTTAATGGGAGAACTAACGTCTGGTTTGATGTTACGTTTGAAAACAATGATTATGAACAGGTTAACTGGTATTGGTCAAGCAATAAAGATTTAAACAATGTAAGGGATGATGATGTTATCTTTACTGCCATAACAAAGGATGATGTTATCAATAGCAGACAGTTTCAGATGTACGATTCTCTTCCAGAAATTACCAGTGAGACATATGTGGTGCATATACTACTTCCGAGTAGTATGAGTCCGGATAGAACCGGTAACGCTCCGGAAATTAAGAATGGTATGATGATGTTTGAGAATGTTACACATGATAACAGGCTATACAGTGAGGGGCCTGGACAGTTTAATCTTGGGTTCTTGTCAAGTAGAAACTGTATAAGAAATGGTATTAATATTGACTATACATTTGAGAGAAAACGTTTGGAACTATCTTCTTTTACAACCGTTAGTGGCTACTATAAGAAAAAAAAGAATGCTAAAATTAAAAAAAATAAAGCGAAGAATCATTCAAGGGATGGAAGAGTATACAGGCACGGTGGATACGGGACAATAAAATTGTATTTGCCAGTTCCTGTTTATAAGCCAAATTCAAATGCAAGTCTAAAGTTTAGAAAAAATATTGGGCAAAACGTCGATAGCGTTATAGTATATATTAACGATAGTCATGTATATGATTTGATTAATGACCTTGGTTATTCATACTCCTATAAAGGTGGGGTACTGGTTTTTGATGTATCTGAGCCAGATACAGAAAACGCTTCGTTGTTTGACGAAGACGGAAAGGTGGAAGATGGGCTTACAAAATTTTTGGAAGGTAAGTTTGATGATTTTGGTGGATATCCAGAAGCCTACGGAAGGAGTACACCTTGTAGGATTACAATCAAATCAAGCGGTTTAAGCAACGCAGAAGACGGGTATAATGACACAATTGATAATGTGAAGTTGGAATATGATGCAAAAATTACGTTCGTCAAAAAAGAAGTGGAAGCCAAAGATGATGATGATAATTAAACATTAATGCTATGGGTATGTTGTTGAATAAAAAAGAAGGTAAGACATCAGTAAATAAAGACAATTATTTGCCGATTGAACTCGGAAATCATGTGAAAAAAATTTCCAACACATCGGATACTCATCTTGTAGATGTATATCAGGTGTATCTTGATGAAAAAGATGCATCTGATAAATATCGTCTTGTTTTCACAATCAATCCAGTGTATTCAAATGTTCTTTTTAATGCAATTACGGAGGTCGTCTATGAAGAAGGTTCCCCAGATTGTTTTGTTCTTCCAGAGGAAACAAGTGATTCGCCTGATAAAGTCACTTATCCAAACATTGTGTCAGATGAGCCGATAACCAGGATACAGGCAATAAGGGATACCGAATATTCAAATAAGAATATAATGGGTTTGACATATTTGCCGGGCATTGATATTTTCAACAATCATCTTATCAGGCAGAACGGTTTCAATTGCATTATGAAGAGGAGTGATGGAAATGCGTCAAAAACAGGTGTTGCCTATAAGATGAAAGATGACTTTACGTTTGACCCCGATTCAAAGCAATTGACCGATGTTTTCAATACGATAAGGGATTATCATAGGACACAGGAAGGAAAACGGGTTGTGAAGAAGTTCCCTGGGCATGATGCTACGTATTTAAACCCGTTAACTGGTGAATCACATGTTTACAATGAATCGGAAATACTTGATTTTGAGACAACAATAAGAACGAGACTGAAAGAAAACAACGGCTGGTTTGGGTTTTATAATCCTTCTACGCTTGATATACCGATTGGTAAGTTTATAGACGCTGATGGGAAAACGGACAACAACATTGATATATATGTTAACAAGTTGTTGAATGACCACGGCTCTTGTGATTTCATAGACATGTTTCCGGACCGTTCAAGGTTTACATTTGTCCCACAAAAGAACAAGTACAGAAATAACAGGCTTGAGAAGAATTGGGAATATTGTTTGACTTATCCGTATAGCACTACGATTTATCTGACCGACGAAAACGGTGAGGCGGTAATTGACGAAGAGACCGGCGACCCGGTTTTGAATGATATTGTTGCCGGAAAGGATGCTAATGGTAATGTCAGAAACGGGCTCAGGTTCTCCGTTGTTGGTGAGTATGTGACTGATAGTGACAGAAGAAGGGTACTTATACAAAGCGTCGGAGCGATACACAATCTTTCTCCGAAGGATACCATCAACATATATTATCCAGCAGGTGATGACGGGAAGTTCAGTAGCGATGGCAGATTTGATAGTGTTTCAAATATTCAGGTAATGGGACTTGGTACGAAGAGCGGTGAGATGCAGCAATACTATTTCTCGATAGATTCTGACGACGTTCCAGGGTGGTTTGACGATGACGGCAAACTTATTGAAAACGGAGACCGTATTGATGAGGATGGAAACCTTGTAGGGGGGATATCCGGGCGATTCTGTAAAACTGTCTTCGGCGTGGAGTGTATGTACTATTTCAGGGTATTCAGAAGGCTTCCGAATTTTAATGAGATATCGAAGGATGAGGATAGGGCGTATTACATTAAAAAATACAACACAATGGAATACGATTTCAACAGTGAGATAAACAAGCTTGCGTTTGCCCACAACATATATGGGGATAACATTGCACAGATTGTTTACCTTGATGATGTTGATGTAAACGGTATAACTGATAATTTCGAGCGTCCATTGAGTGATATATACCTTACGATAGTGAAAGCCAATAACGGTCATGAGTTATGGTATCCGGAAGACGGTTCTAAGCCTGTTTATGCCGACGAAAACATAACAATTGCCAGGCCGTTCGGTAAAGTTACATCCGGAATTGACCTTCCTCCTGAAGACGGATTCATAAGGGATTTCAATGTACACCGAATCCATAATATCAAGTTCTCCGATGTCTGCGGTGATGAGTGTGTGTACGGGGATGAGTATAAGCCAGATGAGACAAAGGAAAACGACACACCGAGAGCCTATGAGAACCTTGGAAATCTTCACAAAAATTACAAGGTCATAAGCAAGAGCGATGACAAGAAGTACAGGTGTGGGGATGTTCTTGAAAACCTTGATACGCTTGAAGACGATATCAAGATAGACAGAGAGTTTTTCCTTGGTGATATGGTTGAATTCAGTGTGTCCCAGTACCAGGAAACTATTTTGGAACCTGTGTATCATAGGTTTAACACCGCACAAAGGGAATACGTGAGTAAGGAGTTCAAGGACATCATTACTGATGAGATTTATATGGATGATTATGAGGGAAGTGAGACTGGCGTTACCCACAACAACAGTGAAAGCATCGAAGGCAACTTCAAGTGTGTAGAAACCGTCTATAATCAGGGTTATGAGAATATTCTTAACCTTGATGTCGTTCCGGAGGTTAATGAGCGAAATCTCGTAAGGTATCCAGGAAACCTTTTCCCGGAGGGATATTATTATCAACCGCATTACCGAATCCATTTGAAGGATGTGTCCGATAAAATCACACAGAGCAGCGATACGTTCATGGAACTTACGGAAGATGGTTTGAAAACTGGTAGAACCGGAGATGAGGTAACATTTACGACAGCAAGGGATTATGACCTTATTGTCAGGGACGAGATAGTAATCCAGGATACGAAGAACAACATTTTTTACGACGCTATTGTCACTGAGGCGGAAGGTGTTACCGGTGAGACTTTTGCCAGGGCTGTGTTGAAAAATGGAATGAGAATCAACGAAGGTGTTGATGAGGAATCAAGACCTGACCACTTCATAGTATTCAAGAAAACGCTTGGAATTCCTAAATACGCCATACATTATCCAGATACAGGAGGAAAATATATTTGGAGAAGCCTTGTTCCGCATTCAAAAACCAATACGGACAGTGAGATATACGACAAGCCATTCGCCAATGGTGCTCATTATAGGCATGTTGGAATAAACTTCTTTTTGAGGAGACAGGACCCGTATGGGTATTATGAACTTAATACGAAGACCGATTTGTCCACTGGAGAAACCAATAAACTCCAGAACTTTATGAAGTATGGAAACGGCAACGAGCGTATTTATTATAACGATGCAATTGATTTTGGAATCATAGATATATGTTAAAGTACGTCATAAATCCAAGAATGAACCGCCGTACTGAAATAAGTGGTGGTACTGATGTGAATATAGACATTCCGTTGGGTGGGAATTTTTCTCTCAACGGAATGCAGGACATGCTGTCAAATGAAAAGTTCTTTGAAAAGATTAAGGGAGACGTACTTCCGGCAATTGTTGACAAAGAAAAGATTGTTGTGTACCCCGCCGTATATTATGTTGAACAGGAAACAGGCGAAGAGAAGTTTGCGTTGGCTGATGAGATAGATATAAATTTCCATTTCAGAAGGCGTTGGCAGTACCGTGGTATAAATAGGATAATCACGGACGGATGGTCAGCCGACGACAGATATGGATGGACAACGGGACAGACAAACTGCGAAGAAGGGAAAGACTATGATGGAAAACCTTTTGACCCGACGAATTACGATGAACGTTCGGACTTAGTTGGTTATCTCGGGTTTGATGATGATGATATTTTTTACCAAAAGATGAAAGTCAAGAAGTCTTTTCTTCGTCTGATGTTCTATGATTCGAAGAACGTGCTGAACAAAAACCTTTTGGCTTATTCAACATCATTCCTCGATTCAGGAAAGTTGTTCATCAAATATTCCTTGGTAAGAAACAACGAGAAACTGTTCAAGTACGTAAACGAAACTGAGTACTATGAAAATGAAATGGCGATGTTCGAACCGGGTCGTCAGCCTGTGCTGGAAACACCGAAGAGTGATTTTGAGTTTGAAAATGAAAAATACGATGACCTCAGACTATCTTCCGGAATCGTTTTGAAGGACAAATATAATGATGATGCGTCAAGTGACGGTTTCTACCTTTACATTTTCAAACAGGATGCACCGTCGGAAAACCCTATAGATTTGTACTTGAAAGCGGAGTTTAACAATGCGAAATACGGAAAAACGCTCAACCTCATGATACCGATATCGAGTACTGGTGTTCCAATCAGGTTTGGTGACACCGGAACTACCGTAAGCGGTGAAACTGTCGATGCGTTTCCTATGGATTTCACAATTGAAAATGAGAGTGGACAGACGATGTTCGATTTCGACAGTTACTACAACTCTCTTTTCATTAACGTAAAATGTAGGTATGATAAGACCTTGAGGAAGTTCATTTATTATTTCCCATGGGACCCGGAAGTACAGAAACAAAGAATGGAAGACCTTGGGGTTGAATACCGTCTCTCAAATGACGTTGAAAACAGGAAAATAACGCTCAACTTCTTTGAACCAAGAGTCAATAAAGTTAAAATAACAAGTAGTACAAACACCGGAAATGGAGGGAATTAAGAAAACAATATCACTTGAACCGTATTACAGCAGACAGAAAAGCACGATACCGTTTGTTGGAATGTCGGAAAATGAGTATTACCCTAATTTGAACTGGGGTAAGATTGCCTGCGGTGTTGATTTTGACAAACTTTATGCAGACAGCGGCGCAACTGCCGTGGGAATGTATGGGGAAGGAATAAGGAAACTCGGAAAAATGAATTTCGGGGAAATCATCAAGATGTATAGTGCCGCTAAAAGAGGCGATATTGCTGATATTGATGATGAAAACGAATTGAAAAAATACAGGTCTATTGTTCAGTTCGTTGATTCGAAAAACATAATAGACCCCCCAACACCGGCCATAGACCCTTGCTGTGACCCATGTGCCGTTCCTTCGCCACCTCCTGAGTATGCGATGGATAGTGGTGATTTTTATTTTGTTCCGAAAGTTAACCTTGATGTTTGCCTTGTACAGAGTGCTAACATCGTCGGCGCATATACATTCGCAACAAAGGACTGGTTTCCTGGAAAGAGGTATTTTGCTGGTGATAAGGTTATATATGATGGAAAAACCTACAAATTAAAAGAATTCAATGGGGTTGTGACACTTACCGGCTCAGGGGTGAACTGTCACGGAAAACCGTTGATGTCAATAGGTTTTTACAAGAGTAGCCCGGCGAGTGCATTCACTGAAGTCGTCGATTCTTTCGTTGTACACGATGATGTTTACTGCGGGTTGTCCGAATCGTTGTTCAATGAATTCGTTGTCAATTCAGAAGAAGAAATCGTTGATATGGGCTACATTTATGCGAAAAAGCCAGTCGGTGAGGATGCATATGTGTATTATGTCAGACCTTCGTGGGGCGGATACAACAACACTTATGATGGGACCGTATATTTTGATGTTCTTTATAATAGAAAAGACCCGGATATGGGCTTCAAACAATATGGGTTATACGATACTGAGCATTGGAGAATAGCGGAAGACGTATGGTCAAATGGTGAATACAAGGTAGCCAGTTGCGGCAATGGTGTTGAAATAGTGGGGAAACAAAGCAGAGACATAGGTTTCGGCGACATTACTATGCGAGATGGAATCCCTGTGATGCCTAACATCGGCCCGCAGTGGGAATCAAAATTGGCTAATTTCCGTAGAAACACCGTCACAGTTGCTGCCGATGGTACAAAGTTACCTGGAAGGCTTACATGGCTGGAAGGTGCTACCGGCACTTTCAATGTACTTGACCTGCCTTACCTTATTGGCACCATCAAAAATATAGACACGACAGGAGAAGAGGTTTTCGGTGATTATCTTGCGGATATCAAAGTGGAGTCAGACTCCCGGGGAGGCTTTACTATCCAGCCGACAGTAGGCACACAAGGCAACCACGACGTTCATGCAGATAAAATTCTTAAAGATTATGGAAAAAGTGGAGAATACGTGACCTTCCAGACGCTGAATACCTATGAAAACCTTGTTAAGAACTGGGCTGGCGAAACCGGTTGGATAACGTTCAAATACTACATAGGTGCGGTTCTTGAGTTGGAAAAGAACGACGAAGGTGAGGTTGAAAAGGATGCACAGTACATTTACAATGGTGGAGAGAAGAGACTGATTTACCAGGATAAATACAGGTTCCAAGCGAAGCGGATTGAGACTGTCCTTGAAAAACCGGGAACAGACGGAGAATTGTATCATTGTAGTGTAGTTTATCTTGACATTGATTATAATAGTGCTACGAGGGACGTTGTTTTGGAGAACATAAACGATTACAGGACGAGCGTGATTATTTCTGACATAACAGCGACAACACAGTCAATGACAGATGGTGGGGCTCCTGTTTCGTTGAATTTCCAGAACGCTGATTATTTCATGGAAGACTATCAACTTGGACTATCTTTTGTTGCCAATAACAATACGAATGTTTATATTGATAGAGGTAGTGCAACGGCATTTGAAAGGCACATGAGACTCAGTGAGGTGGATACGTTGCAGGACTTGGAAAATTATGGAAATGGTATGTTCAAGTTGAAAGAATAAAAATGATAAAAACTATTTATCTTAAAGAACGATAGGATTATGAATGGAATATATGGAACCATAAAACCGGCATATTTGACCGGAGGAAACATACAGAACGATGTAGAAATCTACTATTCTTATAGGAAGAACAGGGCGGATAATAGTTCCAACACGGTTTTTAAAACGTTGGATACAAGCAGTCTTGTTCCGGCAACCGCAAATACACCGAATGGTACTGAAATTTTACCAGGTGTGTTTACTTTGAAACTCCCGCTTGACAAGTTTGGAGAAACTGGTGTATACTACATCTACATCAAACCAAAGGAAATCAATGCCATCATTCAGGATATAGGTGTTCTTTCCGCATATCCTGACGTAAGAGGTATGGTTCTTCAGTCATTCACAGGGGATAATTCCGTCCTTAACGTTAACGGAGCCTTGACTGGATACAGGGTCGAATACTTCGGCTTCAATAATACCAGAAGTGAGGATTTTACTATCATCACATCAAGCAACAAATGTTCGACGATAATCCAGAACATAATCTCAACAAACCAGAAGGCTGTGAGATATCGTTTTGATGATACTTCCAACCTTATTTTCTGTACGGTATCGCCATCCACATCCCCGTCGTTCAATGCCAACTCCTTGCCTTATATCGGTAGGGCAACGGAACCCATCAGGCTTGTAAACACAAAGTTTGAGCCGCTTTTAATTGAGGTTGAAATGGTTGAACATGAC